ATGGCATCGGGCCTGCTGATCTATGGTATCGGACCTATGCTGACAGACGCGAAGATCAAAGCGGCCAAGCCGAAAGCGAAACCCTACAAGCTATCTGACAGCGGCCAGCTATACCTGTTCGTGACATCGGCTGGAGGCAGGCTCTGGCGCATGAACTACGCCTACAAACCTGCCGGAGCGGTGAAAGCCAAGCAGAAGACCCTGTCGCTGGGCGCATATCCGGCAATGACGCTTTCCGACGCACGAGCGGCACGTGATTCGGCGAAGGCCATTTTGGCGAGCGGCGGCGACCCTTCCGTGGAGCGGAAGCTGGATGCGCAGCGCGCCATCGAATCGAGCGAGGCAACCTTCGAGCGGCTGGCGCGCGAATGGCATGGCAAGCAAAAGTCCCGCTGGTCGAAGGTTCACGCTGCTGACATTCTGCGCAGCTTTGAGCGTGACGTGTTTCCCGAAATAGGGGCCGTGCCTATTGCCGATCTGCGCGCTCAGCGTCTGCTCCGCCTTCTATCCGACATCGAGGACCGTGGGGCTATAGAAACGGCGCACAGGCTGCGCTCCCGCATCTCTTCGGTATTCGTCTACGCTATTGCCGCAGGATACGCTGAAAGCGATCCAGCGGCCAGTCTGGGCAAGGCGCTGAAGCCGAAGCCGCTGGCGACGAAGCAGCCGGCAATCACTGATCTGGACGAACTGAAGGCCATGCTCGCCAAGGCCGAAGCCGAGCGGTGCAGAGCAGGCACGAAGCTGGCGCTGCGTCTATTGGCTTTGACGGCGGTAAGGCCCAGCGAACTCCGAAAGGCTCACTGGAGCGAGTTTGAAGGGCTGGGCGGCAGCGATCCGATCTGGCGCATTCCGGCAGAGCGGATGAAGGGCACGGACGAACGCAAGGCGCGTAGCGATGGCGATCATATCGTGCCGCTTACCAAGGAAGCCGTTGCGGTCATCGAAGCCGCGCGCCAGCTATCTGGCGAACTCGAACTCGTATTCCCCAGCGATCGGCATCCTCACAAGCCGATGTCCGAGAATACCCTCCGCGCCCTGCTTATCCGCGCCGGGTACTTCCAGCGGCACGTTCCGCACGGCTTCCGCGCCGCATTTTCTACGATCATGAACGAGCGGGCGCAGGAAGCGAATCGTCCAGGCGATCGGCAGATTATTGATCTAATGCTCGCGCACGTCCCGACGAACGAAGTCGAGGCGTCCTACAACCGCGCCGCTTTTATGAAGCGGCGGCGGGAGATAGCTGAGGAATGGGCGGAGCTTATAGCAGACGACCTAGTTCCGGCTGCCGAACATCTGGGCAAGCCGATGCGATTCCCCTCGAACCAGTCGCGCTAGAAATTCCGGCCGCAGTTTAGCCGCTTATTTGCGTTCGAACTGCCATTCGCGCGGAAGGCAGTCGTCTGCCAGCATGTTGCGGTATTCCGGCACTACCAGCATCGCTTCGTGGATCATCTGGATCGGCACCTCGTAAAAAGCTGCCGCATGCCAGATATCGATAAACATCCTCGCAAGTAGCTCTCCGTTGTTGCCGCCTTCAGCAGTCTCCTGCCATCTGCGAAAACAAGCTCCGACCGAATACGTATAGTCCCTACTATAGTAGTCATCGTGACCGAGAGGCCGAACCGTAAACTTCGGTTCCTCGCCGTCAAAACCGGCCTTGTAGAGGAAAACAGCCTTAGCCAGTGGAATGTCGGCCATGTTTATGCGCCTCTCTGCTCTTCGCGCCATGCCATGACTTCGGCTTCACTCCATCGGCTGGCGTATCCACCCGGCTTGTATGCTTGCGGGAAATCGCCTCGGCGCATGAGCCGGTAGACCATTGATCTACTGATACCGACGATCTCAATGACCTGCGGTAGCCGGAGCAACCGGTCCGGCGCTTGAGTAGTCTGCGTCATTGCCCAGCCTCCAATCCCCATTCAATAAGCAGTCGGGCTTCCTCAGCGAAGGAAGAGCGAGCCCGCTTTGCGCGGGCTGCGACCTGCTCGAAGGTTTCGTTGTCCAACGTGATCACAATGCGGCGGGTCTCGCCGTTTCGGCTGAAGCCTCGCGCGGTCACGACTGCCGCCCCGGCTGATAGACGCCGATTACCTTACCAATCAGATCGCGCCCGAACGCGTGATCCTTATACGGTCCGTCGATATGTCCGCATGGCAGGCGAAGGCTCGGTCCGCCTGTTGCCGGATGCGAGATATAGTGAACGACCTCTCTTCGCGTCCGCAGTGGACCTGTCGGTCCAGCGCGGTCGCCATATTGGCGCTCGGTATCAAGCCATGAACTCCAAGGCATCGCGCCGTGAGGTCGCTGGCTTTCGCGCACATAGAGCTTGCCCGCTATAAAACCCTGATGGATCGCCAGCCGGTCGAACACGATAACGAGGCCGTGCATGGCGACGACGTCGAAGTTCTGGCCGGTAGGTACGGAGCGGAAGGTCTGAAGGTCCGAAAAGTCGAAACCGGTGAGAGATGGTTCGGCAGGGAGCGTGGCTACGCTCCGCCCCCTGCCTTCCTCATGCAATGGCACCGTCATTGCACAAGACCTTCTGCTTCGAGCGCGCCTGCCTCTATAATCTTGAGATCACCGGTTAGGCGGAGCGCATCGCGCACCTTCTGCCGTTGCCCAGCGTCCAGAGGTTCAAGCGCAGCATGCAGCTGCTCCAGCGTCCATTCCTCGGAGTAATCAATCTCGTCGAGCGTAAGCTTCGCTTCTCCAATCGGATTGACGTGTACCAGTTGCGGCCATTCGCGCCGCATCTCGTCGGCGACCAGCTTATGGCGTTCGGCACCGGGCCAAGCCAGCAGGCGGTGCAAGCGATCCCGTTCCCTGTTAATACGAGGCGAGACTTCGTCCTCGTCATCGTACTCAAGCGAAAACCAGAAATCCCACCGACCGTCTTTTTGCTGCTGGAGCGCCACCTTCTGGCCAAGCCGGTCGGCAGCTTCCATCCAAAGCTCTGCGTCAAAATCGAGCTTGCCGTATGCAAGCAGGTTCATACCGACATCGCAGTTGTCGAGATCGTAGTAGAGCGTGTTCTTGTCGATCGTATCGAACGCGCCTTCACCCTCGCTGATTTCGATGTCGATATCCCAAGGGTTTGCAGTGTAATTGCGACACTGCTCTGGGCTGTTGCATCCGCCCCGCGCCCCCAGCAGGCGCACGTACTGCTTCGCGATGAAGTCCCCCGCCGTAGCGCAAGGCCATTGCATCAACTGGCGATATTTGATCGCGCGATCTTCGCTCGCCTGACTAATGTCGCTTTCGCTGTCGCAGTTTCGGCATTTGTCTTCGTGGTCCTGCTCAGCCGAACGCCAAAGGGTAAACGCGAGTGCGAAGGATGGGCTGGGTTCGTTGCGCTTCAGCCGGTCAAGATCTGATCGGATCGCATCGAGTGAATAATAATCGCGAATGTCGAAGTCATCTCGCGCGCGCTCTGCAGCGCGATCGAGCTTCTTCAGGACTTCGAACGGTGTGTAAGCCTTGGCATCGAAGAACGGACCTTCGGCAAGCGTAAGCGCATCGCCGCACTCCTTCTCTCGCTCGGCAGCGTCGTCACCTGTATCGTCAAAAGTAGAGTAAGCTTCACTAGCCTTGTCGTACTGCTCACAGGCTGCGCTGAATTCGCCGGTGTAGTGAAATCGCATGTTCGCCTCCCTCAATTTAGACGGTCAATGTCAGCAAGAAGCTGGGTGAAAATTTCGGCCGCAGGTAGCGCGGACACTTCGCCGTAGACTTCGCGAAGCTCCTCGACCTTGATGCGCAGCTGATCGAGATCAGGGACGCGGGTGCGCAGTAAGGTTCGGAAGCAGGGCATCCGGTCCTCGTCAGCGGCAGCTTCATAGTTGCTGAAAGAGTGGTTCCAGTCGCGCCGGATGTATTCGTCGCTGGTAGCGAACGAATTCGTCTTCGGGCGGCGCAGGATTTCGACCTGCGCCGACTGCGCTTCGATCTGGATCATGGAGAGTTCGCGGTCGACGACTTGCATCAAGTCACTCGCCTTGTCGGCGTTATCGCGGATCGTTTCGAGATTGCCTTTGCCGACGTCCGCTTCTTCTATCGTATCGCATAGAAGCAAAGTGGCGCGCTCTATGACGGCGCGGTTCTGTCGGCAGCGGATTTCAATTCCAGAGAGCGTCTTGACCGTACGCTGCCCGCTCTGGACGCGAGAAGGCGGAGTTCGACCGCATGATTGCAGGCAAGAACGTGTTCTTCCGCGGTCAGGAGGCAATCGACATTGGCCTCGCCGACGCGCTGATGGAGCGCGAGGCGGAGATGCCGGTCTATGCCGCCGCCGATGAATTTCCGAGCGATAAGGCATCGCTCGACCGTTATCTCGCGAGACAGGATATGCCGCGCACGCAGCGCCGCGACCTGTACCGCGCGATGGGCACGCAAAACGCTGCCGACCCCGCCACGCCCAGCGCTGGCAACGAACCGCAGGCCGATAACTCGCGTCTGCTCAAAGCCCTCACCGTCTAAAACAAGGAATTGACGATGAACATGAAGACCACCCTGCGCGGCACCGCCGCGACGGGCCGGGGCCTCGTTGCCGTGCGCGCCGAAGCCCAGCCCAAGAAGATTGCCTCGATCGACGATCTCGCGATCGCGTTCGAAGCGTTCAAGACGACCCACACCGAGCAGCTGAACGAAATCAAGGCTGGCACGGAAGACTACGTCACCACCGACAAGCTCAATAAGATCGATGCCGCGCTCAGCGAACTGCAGACCGCGATCGATGATCAGGCCAAGATCAACGCTGCTGCGAAGCTCGGCGACGGTGCCGTGATCGGCGACATCAAGGCCGACCCGGCTTACACCGCCGCCTTTAAGCAGTTCATGCGCAAGGGCGAGAACAACGTCTCCGCCGATGTGCAGGCTGCGATGCAGAAGGGCACGGACGCCGATGGCGGCTTCCTCGCTCCGATCGAATGGGACCGTACTATCGGCGAAAAGCTGAAGAAGGTCTCGCCGATGCGCGCCGAAAGCCGCGTCATCACGATCTCGACTGCGGGCTTCAAGAAGTTCTTCAGCGACCGCAACGTCGGTTCTGGCTGGGTAGGCGAGACGGCGAGCCGTCCCGCTACGACCACGCCGCAGATCGGCACGGTGACCTTCGAACCGGGCGAGCTTTATGCAAATCCGGCTATTTCGCAGGGTCTGCTGGACGATGCCGCGGTCGACCTGGAGGAATGGCTGTCGAGCGAAGTCGACACCGAGTTCGCGCGGCAGGAAGGCATCGCTTTCCTTTCCGGCGACGGTTCGAACAAGCCTTACGGCGTTCTGACCTATGTCGAAGGCGGAGCGAACGCGGCGCGTCACCCCTACGGCGCCATCAAGACGCTCAACAGCGGTGCGGCTGCTGCCTTTACCGGCGACGGCTTCCTCGACCTGATGTACGATCTTCCGGCTGAGTTCGCAGCCAATGCGAAGCTCTACATCAACCGCCTCGCAATGGGCGCGGCTCGCAAGCTCAAGGATGGTCAGCAAAACTATCTTTGGCAGCCGAGCTACGCTTCGGGTCAGCCGCAGACGCTGGGCGGTGCGCCGGTCGTCGAGATGCCGGACATGCCGCTTGTCGCTGCGGGTAATATCGCAGCGCTCTACGGCGACATGGAAGCGACCTATCTGGTCGTCGACCGTATCGGCATCCGCGTGCTGCGCGATCCGTTCACCAACAAGCCGTTCGTGCACTTCTACACGACGAAGCGCGTTGGCGGCGGCGTGCACAATCCCGAACCGATGCGTGCGCTGAAGATCGCGGCGAACGCCTAATGAATTGAGCCGGGACACCTTGTCCCGGCTCGCTTCCCCTCATCTGGAGAAACGCCATGAGCGCCAAGAAAGCCGAAAACGTGAAGCCTGCCGAGACGATTGATACCGCAGGCGCCCCCCAGCAGATCGTACCCGACGTGGATATGGATCATCCTGCCGTCGACAACGATCCGCGTGCGGGCACTTCCGCCGAGCAGAACAAGATCGACTTCAACGACCCGGATCTGTCCGGTTCGGAAGCAGTCGCGAAGAACCTGAAAGAACAAGCGAAGAAGTAATGCGCAGCACCGGCCTTCGGGCCGGTGCCTTGCCATAGGAGGCTGATATGGCTCTTCCCGTCAGCCTTGACGATGCCAAGCGGCAGCTGAAGTTCACCGACGCAAGTCAGGACGAACTGGTCGCTGATTACATTCTCGATGCCGCTAGCTGGGTCGAAGAATACACCGGCCACTTGCTGGAGCCGCGCGAGATAACCGAGCGGTTCGCATCATTCACCCGTCTGCGCCTTTCGGGCTGGCCGATCGTCGGCGGTCCGGTCGCCGTGAAAACCCTGACCAGCACCGGTGAGACGGTTGTCGACGGCGCATGGCTCTACGCCGTGTCGCGTCCCGGCAGCGTTTTACCGGCATCGGGCACGCACTGGCCGCGCCTCCTGGACGGAGAAATGGTCGAGGTCAGCTACACTGCAGGCTACGCCGATCCGGCTGACGTGCCGCGCAACTTTCGCCGTGCGATGCTGCTGTTGATCACAGCTTACGAAACCGACCGCGAAGGCGGCGAAGTATTCCAGAAGGCGGAAGCGACAGCCAAGCGTCTCTGCCGTCAGAAAAAGCCGTACCGGGTATGAAGCCGCTGCTACCGCGCGGCTCCCTGAACCGGCTTGTCCGCATCGAGAACAATACCGCCGACGAGAGTTTCACCGGCGCTGGCAAGGCCAACTGGACGCTAATCGCCGAAGTATGGGCGGATGTGCAGGATATGCTGCCAAGCCGGGGCGAGAAGCTGGCAGACGGTCTCAACATTGCCACGCGGCCTGCTCGCATCCGCATCCTTTACCGGACCGACGTCACCGCAGCCATGCGGATCGTAATGGGGGAGCGCGTCATGCAGATCGTCTCCCCTCCTGCCGAACTGGGCAACCGCGAAGGTCTGGAGCTTATGGCCGAAGATTACAGCACGGCAGGCGGCAGCTGATGGCGCCCATGAAGGGGCGCGAGCAGGTCCGCCAGTATTTCGCCAGCCTACCGGACAAGCTCGAAACGAAGATTTTGCGCGGCGCGGCCAAGGCAGGCGGTTCGGTCATCAAGGACGAAGCCAAGCTTCGCACGCAATCCGATCAAGTCCGCGACGATCTTCGCATGCGGACGCGGGCGAAGGACGGCAAGGTGCGCGTCACGATCGACGTGAAGCCCGGTTTCGGTCGCTCCATTGCCAACTGGGAAGAATACGGCACCGATCCGCACTTCATCCGCGTGGCGGACGAGCAGCGGCAGGGTCTTAGCGTGCGCAAGGTCAACGAGCGCACAAAGGACGGTTCGCTCGTCATCAACGGCAATTTCGTTAGCGGGACGGTCTTTCACCCCGGCGCGGCTGCGCATCCGTTCCTGCGGCCATCGCTGGACCTGAAGGGCGCAGAAGCAATTGCCGAGGCGCAAGGTTACATCAACGCCAAGCTCGCCAGCACGGGGCTTAACGGCCCCGACATACCGGTTGACGAAGAATGAGCGGCGTCGACATCATCGGGGCGCTGCTGCTCGCTGACACTGCAGTCACGGATTTCGTCCCGCCGAGCATGATCAAGGCGGGGCGCTTGCCGGACGGCGTTAGCAGCCGCTCGCTGGTGGTTCGGTCGATCAGTTTAGTCGAGCGCGTCACCCTGAAGCGCGAGGCTCTTGTCCGCGTGCGCGAGCGCGTTTCGGTCACGATCCGCGCCGCGAACTACGACGACCAGAAGGCGCTGACCAAACTGGTGCGCGATGCCTGCGCCGGGAGGACCGGCACCATCGCCAATTTCGATGCCGTGTCCGTGATTGCGGCAGGAACGGGTCCGGACGTGAACGGTCCCGCCGATACTTTCGAAAAGGCTCAGGATTTCATGGTCGGCTTCAACGAGCCGGTCTGAGCAAAGCAAGGAGACGTAATATGGCCGATAAAACTGTGAAGACCGCTGCTGAAGAGCCGACGAAGATCGTCAAGGGCATCCGGCGCGACCGAAACGCAGGAAGCCGAGATGCGCTACACGCTGGCCGATCTTCGCAGCGAACTGGCGCAGCTGCGGACCGACACGGTTGCAGGGCTGTCGGTCGTGGCGGGCAACACTGGTAAGACTGCGCGCGTTCTCGAGGACGTTACGGCTGAAAGCGGCGGCGATGCCATCTCTACGAGGACGGCAGCGTGAAGGTAATTACCGGCTCCGGCGAGACCATTACGCTGGGCCTGGGGATCGGTACTGGCTCCCGCTAACAGCGTGGGGACAATCACGTTCCCGGTCCCGTTTACCTCGCTAAACTACGCGGTCGTTACCGGCGGCGCGGGTGATGGCGGGTTCAACGATCAAGACAATTATCCGACTTGGAATAAGGGTTCGAAGACGTTGACGCAGGTTAGCTGGCGCAATCCCGATGATGACGTGGCCGAACTCGATTGGATGGCACGCGGGTGGTAACTACAAGGACGATTAAAAATGGTTGATGTTCGCACGTTGCCGAAACTCGATCCGGAAGATTACGGTGGGAAGTATATCTTCGCTTGGGATGGCGTCAGTCCCTACACGAACTACCGCATTTCGCTGAACGAACTCGGCAGCGGCGGATCGGGCGCATCTTCGCTCGCCGATCTTGATGATACAACAATTTCGCAGCCAGTGGACGGCGAAATCCTGCGCTACAACGGATTGGCTTGGGTCAACGCGCCGGACTCTGGCGGCGGCGGTGGTAGTTCCAACCCTGTCCTGTCCCCACCGTTGCTGGCCGACTTTCCGGAACCGCTGAATATCGGCTCGGAAACGACGCTAAGTAATTCGGGCGATGGACTGAGTTTCTTCGTCGGCGCGGGCGGTGTAGGAACCGCTTTGCGATGCCGGTTCAAACCGTATCCTACCCCGCCTTTCTCCGCTGTCTTCAATCTGCGGATAGTCTCAGACTATACTGGCGGTGACGGCGTGGGAATGATGATCCGCGATCTCGGTGGGCGGATAATCAAGTTCGGCATTGAGCTGCAGGGAGCCGGTGGTCCTATCATTCAACGCTGGAACAGCGATACGTCTTTCGGAGGCACCTACGCTGGTGGCACTGGTGGTCAGGGGGGTGAGAACTACTTCCTGAAGTTCACAGACGACGGCACAAACCATCACTTCGCAGTCGGAGCTTCAAAAGACGGACCGTTCTTTACAATGTTCTCTCAGTCACGCGGCGCTTGGCTTACGAACATCACACAGATCGGCTTCGGCGTGGAAGACCAGAACGGCAGCTTTTACAGTATGCTGATCAAGCACTATGCCCAGACAGCGCTGTAACCGAGGCAGTGGCCCGCACCTGCCTTAATCGCGTCAGCAATGTCCGCATCGGGCGGTCGTAGTACCGCTCTAGCAGAACCGCGAGAATGACGGTCGCGGGAATGGTCAGCCAGAGCGGCAAGTCCATTCGCACGATAGGATGGTGGATCGCATAAAGGGCATAGGACGAGCCGCCGATAAAGGCGGCGGCTCTTGCGAAAGGCACTTCGTATCGGACGCCGAGCCAGATGATTGCCGGGAATGCGAAGGCGACAATCGCCAGATCGTAGACCGCCATACGGCTTGGCACGATCATGATTATGACCGGCACGGTAATAGCGAGAACCGAAAGCCAACTAACGTCCCGTGTCGGATGCCGGCGAAAGATGGCGAACAGAGCAACGCCGATGCAGAAAGAAAAGGCGGTGCGCGCAAGGCCGGGGGCGAGGGTATGCCATCCCCAGCCAAGGTCTGAAGATCCGTGCGATAGGACGCCGACGAGGAAGCCTGCCGCGCCGAAACTTAGCAGCAACAGCCAAGCAGACTTGCCGAACCGATAAAGCGCAGCGAAGGCCAGACTGGCGACCAGTTCAAACAGCAGCGACCAGAGCGGGATGTTTGCCGGGTAGAGGGCCAGGTCGCCGGTCGGAACGAGCAGCAGGGTCCATAGCGATCCGCCATTTATAGCTAAGCCGATAGCTGCGCCCGCGATCATCAGCGGGGCTAGGCGGATGAAGCGAACAAGAGCGAATTCGCAGAACGATAGGCCTGAATGCAGCTTCTCTAGGTACGCGGCACAGAGTACGAAACCGCTCAGTGAGAAGAAAAGATCAACCGCAAGGTAACCAAGCGGCACAGACCTGTTCGCATGGTAAAGAACCACGAGGAACGCGGCCACCCCACGCATCGCGTCTAGGGTATAGAACCGAGTTTGCGCGCCCTTCACGCGGGGGATTCTGCGTCAATTCCTGACAAATACAAGCGGACAATTCGTCCAGAAACGGAACGGATATGACGGAACGGATATGACGGCCTTGCTCACCGTGCTTTGCGGCGTGACTGCGCTCGCAGCTTATATCCTTGGCGGGCTCGCTTGGGATTGGCTTCAATGAGCCTCGGTGCCGCTATCGCCGTCACATTCCGGATCATGATGATCCTCCTAGCCTGTGCGATGGTCATTGGCTGGTGGGAGAAGTTCCTCGCCGTGCTCCTGCGCAGGCCGGGATGGAAAGGTCACCTGTCCAGCTTCGTGGTGACCGTCATCGCGCTCGGCTGCGCCATCGGATCGAGCGTCAATATGTTTCCTGACGCGGGCTGGCACATCAACGAGAACCTGCGTCTGTTCGTTCTCAATATCGCAATGGCGATGATCATCTGCGGCCTACTGACGTCCGTCTATCGCCGCGCACTTCGCGCCGGACCTGAAGCGGCTCGTGCGGCCTTCCTGTCCGGTCTGCTGCTCATCTTTCCTGCGTCGGGCTTCGTTGCCCTTCTCACAATTTACGGCGGAGCGAATGGGTGATCTGGCTAAGAGAAGTGCCCGTCCGCTGGTGGGCCGTCATGGTCGGCATCGCGTTCGGGTCGATGGCGCTCATCACTATCAATGGACCGAAGGAAGGGTACGGCAAGGCGGTCTTTACAGCTGCCGGTATCGCGCCGCTGCTGTGCGTAGTCGCCGGAGCGATGCTGCCATCAGAAACATCGCTTGAAATTGCCGCGCTCATCGGCGGGCTGACCGCGCTGGGCGGGACCGCTCTGGTTCTGGCGCTGGCGAAGCGGATGCCGGTGATCGTGAGTGCGGCGATCGGCGCTGCCGCCCGCAGCTATCTCGAAGTCGAGACGAAAGACAACGGCAAGCAGAGCATTACGCGGATCGACGAGAAAGGTCTGCCGGAGCCGGACAAGAGGCTGGATGCGCTCGCGCACAAGCTGGACGGCGAGAACGAGCCGAAGGAGCAAGATGATGGACCGTAAGCGCATCTTCGATCTGGTCGATGCCGAGGCACCTGGCATCTGGAACATACCCGGCTCGGTGCTGATCTTCGACGGTCTGCTCGATCTCGCCGGATCGGTGCTGCCGGACAAGGCGAAGCCTGCACCCGCTAAGGGTGAAGGCGCTGCGGACGGCGATGCGTTCGGCTCCGCACTTGCCGTCATTCTTCGCCACGAAGGCGGGTACGTAAACGATCCGGATGACGCAGGTGGGCGTACCAACCTCGGCGTGACGCAGCGCGTCTGGGAGAAGTTCGTGGGGCGCAAGGTCGGCGAAACCGAGATGCGCGCCCTTACGCCGGAGATGGTCGAGCCGCTTTACGAGCGGCACTACTGGGAGGCGAGCGGGGCCGATCTGCTCCCTTTGGGACTGGGGCTATGCGTATTCGATTTCGCGGTGAACGCGGGACCGGCGCGGGCAGTGGCCTTTCTGCAGGAAGTGGTCGGCGCAACACCGGACGGACGGTTCGGGCCGCAGACGCTGGCCGAAGTGCTGAAGGACGTGCAGGACGTCGGCGAACCGACAGTGATCGCGCTCTACCAGAAGGCACGCGAAGGGTACTACCGGACGCGCAAGATGTTCTGGAAGTACGGCAAGGGCTGGCTCCGCCGCAACGCCGAGACAACCGAAGCTGCGCTGGCGCTCGCGAAATGAACGAGAGCCGCATCTCGCCGTGGGTGCGCCCGCTGCTCCTGATTTTCGTCGGTCTCATCACTGGCGGCGTGGCGCTGCTCTCCGGTGCGATCAATGTCGTCTTCCCCGGTACCGGAGTGCGCTTCGGCATGACCGTGATGCAGGTGCTGCAATCCGTGCCCGAAAGCTGGGTCGGCCTGCTGGAAGTGATGTTCGTCACCTACGCGATCGCCAAGACTGGCGAGCGCGGCGTCCAAGCCTATTCGAGCGCGAAATACGATCCGCCCATGCGGCCAGATGGAGACTCCCATGTTTGACCGGCTGTTGCGCGCTTTCGCTTGGCGCACCGTTCCCATGCCCGCCAGCATCTGGCGATATCAAGAAAACACGCGCACCGGGCAGCGCCGCGCGATCCGAACCAGTCGAAGCTTCCAGCCTGCGAACTTTGGATGGCTGGGCGGCGGTGTCGGTGATGGCCTCATAATCGATGATATTTACGGCGGTCGGGCAACTGTCCCGCACGGCTGGACTATGCCGCCTCCGCCTTCGGGTGGAAGCGGCGTCATGCGACCGAATAGATAGGAGGACACGATGCACCAGCCAGTTGAACGGAAAGACGTCTTCAAGCGCGGTTACGTATTTCGGAGCGCTGTCACCGGACGATATGTGACGCGCGCCTATGCGCTGCTGTTCCCCGACAAGACCATGAAGCAGCGCGTCCGATGATCAGGCGGGCAGTCGCGCTCGTCGCCGGGCACTGGCAGATCGCAGTCGGCATCGCCGCACTGCTGATCGCCACGCATCTGCTCGCTTACTGCGGGGGGCGATCGGACGGCACGAACAACGTACTGGCGGAGCAGCGCGAAGCCGAGATCGATCGCCAGCGCCAGACCCGCGAGGCGGACGAAAACGCAGACTCTACCCGTACGCTCGACCAGCAGGAGAATACCGACAATGCACAAGAACGCACCGACGCGATCAATGATGGCGGTCGCATTGGCCTTAACTGCCTGCGCCTGCGAAAGCATTATCGAGAAGCCGATTTACCCGCCGCGTGCAGACGTTGAGGCGGTGACCGAGCGCAAGCCGGTTCCGCCGCTGGAGATCGTCGACGATGACGATGTAGCGGCTCAATACGATGCCGACGTTGAAAGCTGGGGCGAACGTATCTCAGCAGCCGGCACGCGCCTTTGCCAGTGGTTCAACGATCAGGGGGCGGAGTTCGATTGTCGCGAGTAAGCAAGTTATTGTAGGCGATGAACTGGTCGCGATTTCCGCTCTCCAGAACTTGCTTTAGGGTGGTCATCGTGCGATTCTCGCTACATGGAGCGAGCGATGTCAAGGAACGATCATAAACCAGAATCGACCCGCTCTTGGTTGACAGGTCTTGTGGTGATCGTCGCTGTTATCGTTTCCTACATGGGTTTTGCGAGATTGTCCGTTGAGTGGACGCTTGGCATCGCGAGTTTCGTCTTTTTCGGATTAATATTATTCCTTTGGCGCGCTGGCGTCCGGAAACAAAGGGATGGGCGTCCCAGGAGGTAAGGGGCGCAAAACTTTAGTTACCCGATGGGAGCCGATCACAGGCACCCATCCTTCGTTCGTATATTCCTCGCGATATTTTACCTCCACTTTCATCCGAATTCCTTCTGCCAACGTCACTGGCAGGGTCTTGTCGTGAATAGCATCGAGGAAGTGCTGATCCTTCATCAAGGCGCTGAATTCGAGGCCTTCTTTCGCGAAGCGCCACCTTCGTGGTTCGGGTACCAAAGTGGCTTTGATCAAGACCACATTCCAAGTGTCCGTAATGGTTTGAGATGACGGGTCTACAACCGGATCGTCATCGCCGCCCCACAGCCCACTTCGAGAAGCGAATTCGCTTTTCGGTACGGTGTGGACCGTTCCTCCGCCATAAGGTCTGATAATGTCAATTGACCGATAGGCCGGCTCTTCATGAAGAATGCCGTAAAATTCCATTTCGCGCTTCTGGAGGTCGTTAGATTCTCTGAGCAGCTGATTTTGCTCCTCGAAGACGGCCATTTGATCGGGCGGCAAACGGGGGTCATCAGAAAAGCGGTTTTCCAACCCGATGCCGATCATCGTACCGCCAATAAGGCCACCGAGCGTAATTGTGGCCTTACTGACGATTGGGAATTCCGACATCCCCTCAATCAATGTTTCGCCGAAATTCTCGCAAGCCCGCAAAATGAATTTGAATATGTCGCTGCCGTCTTCAACGCCGGACAATCCGACTTCCATCTGGCGGCCGGGCGCGACAATCTCGCCTGCTGTCTTCAGAATAGAGACGTAAGCCGACAGTGCCCGGATGACGTTCTCTGCGTCAGGTGTTTCGCCATCTACGATCTCAAAACGCAGCGTGACGTCAGCTTCGGCCATATAACCCCCTGATAAGATGCGCGGACGCTATGCCGCACTTATCAGAGAGTCAAAGCGGTACGTGACGTTAAAAAATTCCCACGCCGTTAACAGCGAAAGCCCACCGTGGGCGATGGGCTTTCTATCAGTTCACCTGCAATCCACAGTGGGTCACAGTGCAGGATCGCTGACGTCCATCAACGCGGTGTCCGGCTGATCCGTTCCTAGCCGCGTGTATGCGGCTATGTGCAGAAAGCGAGAACCCGCCTTAGGGGGCGGGCTCTCTATCAGCTGATCCTGCGGCCAGAGGGGGTCCTTCTGATGGATCAGCTGGTGCCCGGTAACGTGGCGCCGAACTGATACGTTCCCGCCAGCACACCTGCAATGATGCCCAGAAAGCGAAAGCCCGCCAATGGGAGGCGGGCTTTCTATCAACAAACTTCGCACCCCAGCGGTCTGCCGACTGCCGTCAGAGTATCACCGACCGGACCGGCTGACAATCGGCCTCGAACCACTTTCAATACCGCCACCCGCATCAATCCGCGTTCGCGGCGCGATGCTGCCTGCCTGAAGGAACATACATGAGATTGCTGATGACGATCGCGGCATTGTTTGCCGCCGCCCCTTCGCTCGCCCAGGATTCGCCGCTCGAACGCGCAGAGCAGGGGCGGATTGACCTCAATGAATCGCAGAACGAACTAGCGCAGGCCCGCTACGACTTCGGTCAGGTCGAACCTGAAAACCTGCCGCTGGAGGTCTTCGACGACTGGGCGAAGATGGAAGCCGAAGCCCGAACGGGCGAGCTGGCGCTCCGCCGCGCACTATACGCAGTCGACAAGCTGATCGAAGCACTGCGCGCAGGCGGCGTTAACGTACCTACGCCGGAACCGGAGCCGCTGCCGGACCCGATGCCCGATCCCGAACCGATTCCAAATCCACAGCCTCCGACCGATTCGACAGTCCCGACCAAGGGACTGGCCGCAGTGCAAGACGGCCTCGATTATACGGCGCTCACGTATTCGCATGGACGCATCGCAGGTTCCAGCGCGCCCGACGTCGTCGGCGCGTTCCGCTTCATCTGCGCGCCGGGACAGCTGCGCTACGACGATCCGGTCGTGTTCCCCGGCAAGCCGGGGGCCTCGCACCTGCATCAGTTCTTTGGCAATCTCGAAGCTGATGGAAACTCGACCTACGAAAGCCTGCGCAAGTCGGGCGAAAGCACCTGCACGAGTGACCTGAATAGGTCGGCATACTGGATGCCAGCACTGCTTACAGGCGACGGGCATGTCGTCCGGCCGGAATACTTCTCGATCTACTACAAGCGCCGCCCGCTAGGCGACGCGGCGTTCGAGAACAACGGGACGAAGCCTGCCCGCTTCCCGCGCGGCTTGCGCTATATCTTCGGGTGGGATGCCTACCGCGCTTCGGAGTATCAGAAGCCCAAGGCGAACTTCAAATGCAATCCCGGCGAAGGTGGGTCGTTCAGCGGTACTATGACCGAGGTGCTGGCGCGCTGCCCAGTAGGCGGCGCGTTCTATGCTTCGCTATCATCCCCTAAATGCTGGAACGGCACGGATCTCGACAGCCCTGACCATCAGGCCCACATGACCGGAAGCTACCGCAACCGCGATAGCGGCTACATCGAGGCTTGCCCGTCGACGCATCCGTATATGCTGCCGACGTTCACGATTACGGCCAAGTATGTCGTGCAAGAGGGCGAAGATACGAGCAAGTGGTACTTCGCGAGCGATCCGATGGCACCGGAAGAGTTTCGCGAACCCGGCTACACCCTGCACGCCGACTGGTTCGGGGCATGGAACGATCTGGCGCTGAACACTTGGCAAGAGCATTGCATCGAGAAGATGCTCAATTGCTCGGACTTCAATTTCGGCAACGGGTCGGGCGGCCAGCGTAACGAATATTACCACAACAAGACGTGGAACAACACGCAGCCGGACCGCCCTGCGGTCCCGACGCGCCCAGAAGGCACGACACACGCGCATTGAGGTGGGCGGGGCAGACTAGCCGCCTGCTTGCGGCGTACTGTCCCGCTTTCCGACCTGCAGATAGATACCGTTTAGGGCGCACGTCAAATTGGCGAAGCGCCGGTGTTTTTCTTGGCATACGAGTCGGGATGGTTACGAAGTCTAGCGTTACTATGCGGCACATTGCATCTCCGTTGATGAGACGCACCTAGCGGCCACTCGCGGTTAGAACCGTAAGCGTCCGTTCTCCGCGGGAGCGTCCACGCCAAGCGCAATGAAGGTGAACAACAGACGTCGGTCGCTATCTAATACTTCGACGCGGAGTTCCTCGCCCAGCCATAATAACTGAGGTTTCTCGCTAAGATACTGAGCAGCAAATTTTACCGCTTCGACTCGGGCCTCACAGAGGCTGCTAATATCAACCCCCTGGTTATCCCGGTCAGTGATCGCTCCAGCTATATTGAAAAAATAGCGCAA